ACCAGGAAGCTATTCACCAGGCGAGAGAGAGGTTTTGGCAACCGAATTGTTTTCGAGAGTTCGAACCTGACTTTCGCCAGTATGCACACGAAGTTGAGCCTGGTGCAATACGTAGACCGCGGCATACTATCGCCGAACGAAGTCAGAGAGATACTCAACATGGCACCACGTGAGGGAGGGGATGAGTATGTCAGGCGCTTAGACACCAGGCCGACGACTGAATAAGGGGAGGTGAGCAAGTGGCTAAAGTCAATATCAAGGGGCCGATTGTGTCTGACAACGACGCCTGGATCTATGAATGGTTGGGCATTAAAGCGACATGCCCCAAGATAGTTAATGATGCAATCGACAAGGCTAGCGGTGAAGATTTGGAAGTTATCATCAACTCCGGCGGGGGCAGTGTATTCCCTGCTTCTGAAATCTACACCGCATTAAGAGATTACGCCGGGAATGTCATCGTCAAAATCGTCGGTCTGGCCGCCAGTGCTGCGAGTGTGGTGGCGATGGCCGGCACGAAAGTCTTGATGTCGCCCACGGCGCAAATGATGATCCATAACGTAACAACGTATGCCGAGGGTGATTACCGAGACATGGAGCACACGGCAGAAATCCTTAAAAATGCCAATGACACTATTGCTAATGCCTACCGACTAAAAAGTGGCAAGACGCAAGAAGAGTTGTTGGCCTTGATGGACAACGAGACCTGGATGACTGCTCAAAAAGCAAAGGAGTTAGGGTTGATTGACGAGATCATGTTCGAGGACGATGTGCAACTGGTAGCGTCTGTAGGCTATTTCGGGCTGCTGCCACCCGAAGTCATAAACACCGTGCGGAACAAACTGCAGGGTGAGAAGGCACTAAAGGTAGCGCATGCCAAATTAAATTTCTTAAAACTGAAAGGAGATTTGAAAGATGAATAAAGAAAAATATTTAGAAATGCGAAATGCTCTCTTGAAAGAAATTGAGGGCCTAATTGAGGAAGGTAAAATCGAGGAGTCTAATGCGAAGATGAAAGAGGTTGAGGACCTCGACAACAAATGGGAAGAGATTAAACTAGCAAACGCAAACATGAACGCACTGAAAGATAAGACAAAGGTGACAGACATCGAGAACCAATCAGTAGAAGTGAAAGGAGGGAAAGAAGTGGATAGCCTTGTAAAAGATGTCAAAGTAGATGAAAACAAAGTTTATGAAGCCGCTTGGGCAAAAGTAATGATGGGCAAGAGGTTGGAGGACAGTGAAAAAGTTATATTCGACAAAGTAAATGCTGAATTTAACAACACCTATACGCATGACACCGGCAATACTCCGACCCTGATCCCGCAGACCGTCGTAGCTGGCATCTGGAAGCGTGCAGAGGAAATGTATCCGCTTCTGGCTGATGTTAAGAAATACAATGTCAGAGGAACGCTGATAATCAACAAGCACACCGCAATTGATGCCGGTGACGCGACTTGGTACGACGAAGATACTGCCACCGCAGATGAAAAGAACGTTTTTGGTCAGCTGACCTTAACGGGCTGTGAATTGGCTAAGGCGATCACCGTCAGTTGGAAACTCCGGGCTATGGCTGTGGAAGATTTTATTCCGTACATTAAAAACGAGCTGGGCGAGCGAATTGGCGTCGCTTTAGGCACTGCTATTGCTCAAGGCCAAGGGAAGCCTGGCGAGAATGATCAGTTCAAGCCGGAGCCGCAGGGCATCGAGACTGCACTGAATGCGGAAACTAATACGCCGCAAGTTGTGACCTATAACCCAGACGCTAGTCCGGCGGACCCGGTAGATTACGAAAAGATCACTACCTTGATTTCCAAGGTACACTCCAGCTATTTAAGCGGCAGTGTATTCTACGCCAATAATTCCACCATTTGGACTGTACTGGCCAATATTGTGGATACTACCGGTCGCCCGATCTTCATTCCTGACACCACTGCCGGTGGCGTAGGTCGGATGCTGGGCTTTGTTGTTAAGGCCGATGCTGGCGTAAGCGCAAACAACGTAATTTTCGGCAATGCCAACAAGGGCTACGTGTTCAGCACTAACGAGCCGATGAGTCTGGCAACTGAGGAACACGTCAAGGCTCGTACTGTAGACTATGTTGCTTACACTATTGTAGACGGGGCAGTACTGGACACCAAGGCCTTCGCATTACTAAAAAAATCCTCGTAACCGTTAGCCCTGAAACAGCCACATTCGACCTCAATGAAGAAGGTGACGGTTACGCGGATGTGGTGCTGACGGTTGCCGTTAGTGACGGCACAGTAACTATTGGTGATGTCTATAATGGCGAGAATAAGTTGACGAAGAATACTAACTATACCGTGGCTGACAACAAGGTGACGCTGAAAACTGCTTACCTGGCAACACTTACCGAGGACGAGGAATATAGCATCATCATCGAAACCGACCAGGGCAACGTGACTGCGACCATTACAATCGAGGACACGACCGAAGTAGGTTAAGGAGGTAACCGCTGATGGAATACAAAGTCATTCGGCGGTTTCGGGATAAGTACACCGGGGAGATCTACCTCCCCGGTGATGCTTTTGAATCTGATGAGGCCGACCGGATTGAAGATTTGTTGAATCGGAAGCTCATAGAATCGATGCCGGAAGGTGAACAGCCAGACTATAATGCTATGACCAAGAAAGAGCTTATGGCGCTATTGGACGAGCGGGGGATTGATTATAATCCCCGACAGACCAAGGCAGAGTTGATTGCACTGTTAGGCGGTGATTAGATGTTGCTAGATGATGTCAAAACCGCATTGCGTGTGAGTGGTACTGCTCTGGATTTTGAGGTTCAGGATTTGATCGACGCGGCAAAAGCGGATCTGCAGTTGTCGGGAGTACACGCCGACAAAATCGTTGACACCGATCCCCTCATCAAGCGGGCCGTGATTGTCTATGCAAAGGCTCATTTCGGCTGGGATAACCCCGAGGCCGATAGATTCGCTAAATCATACGACATGCTTAAACAGCACTTGACGCTATCTACTGAGTACACCGAGGCGGTGAGCACATGAGACATAATCAGATAATCAAACTAATCAACGTCATTGTCACCGAAGATGCTATAGGCAACCAGATCGCTTCGACTACCGAGCGCGCGGTATATGCCAATGAATATTATGTTAGTCAAAGCGAGTTTTACAACGCCGCAGTGGCCGGGCTGAAGCCGGAGAAACAGTTTGAGATGTACTCTTATGAATACCAGGATGAGCCGAAGTTGGAGCATGACGGGAAAGTCTACAGCATCATCCGCACCGAGAAACGCGGGGACAAAATCCGTCTGACCTGTGAACGTATCATAGCTGATGAGACTGGCAGTGCAAAGCTGGTAGACCATAAGCTGGTACAAGACCTCAAGGCGTTGGTGGAGACTATTCTGGCTGACCCGGATGTGACCATAACGCCAGAGCGCAAGGCGGCATATGAGGATGATCTGGCAAACGTATTTGTGGGGTGGTAGATATGGCTAACGTATCGGTAGACCAGCTGGCCGCGGAGATCGCAAAGGGCCTGGCCGAATACTCGCAGGATGTAGTCGAGAAGGTCAACGTCAGCAGCGAGGCGGTTGGCAAGGCGGCAGTCAAGCGGCTCAAGCAAACATCCCCGAAACGGTATGGCAATTATGCCAAGTCCTGGACCATGAAAACCGAACCAGAAGTAGGCCAGCCGCACAAGCGAATTGTACACGTAAAGGCGCCGCACTACCGGCTGGCGCACTTGCTTGAGTACGGCCATGCCAAGGTGGGCGGCGGCCGGGTAGATGGGAGGCCCCATATAGGCCCGGCCGAGGAAGAAGTAATCCGGGAATTTGCCCGGGAGGTAGAGGAGGCGATCAAGCGTGGATGAAGCGGCACTGTTTGCACTGTTAAAAACGACCAACCTGCCGGTGGCGTATCATCACTTCACTTCGCCGCCCAGCCCGCCGTATATTGTGTATCTGTTCTCATATAATTCTAACTTTGGGGCTGACAATAAGGTATACGATGCGGCAAAGAATTTCCAGGTTGAGCTTTACACAAAGACAAAAGATCTGGCGAGCGAAAAACTGATTGAGGACGCGCTTAATGGCGCGGACGTTTACTGGGAAAAAACCGAGATGTATATCGAATCGGAAGGACTGTATCAAGTCCTGTATGAAATTTAAGGAGGTAAGCCG